CCAATATCACCTTTATCACCATCTTTGCCACGTGGAATGGGAATTATAATTTCTTGTATACCATCCTTTGCTTGTTGTTCTATAGAAGGATAGTTTTCTTCCGGAAATTTACCTAATATTTCTCCACTTTCTTTATCAATAAATTTCATTGGCGGAATAGGTAAAGCATTCTTACCTTTTTTTCCAATTTTTCCTTGTCCTCCCTTATCGCCTTTATCACCTTTGGCACCAGTATCACCTTTATCCCCTTTATCGCCTTTATCACCTTCTTTTATGTTTTCTTCATTTGAATTAAAATCTAATTTTTTTCTAGCATTTTTATTATTTTCATCTTTTACACTAATAATATCTTGAAATTCTTCAGTTTGATTTTCATTATTTATAATAAATATTAATAATAAACAAATAAATATCAATAATATTAAAAATGCAAATATTTTTAAATTATAATTATTAATTGAAATAAGCATTATAATTTATTACCTCTATTATTATTTTTTATTTTTGTTCACATATTAAAAAAGCAAAAGGTGTATTTAACATATAATATGGATAATTATTAATATTAATTAAATCTATATTTTGATTAATATCTATTATTTTTGTAATATTCAAATCTATATTATCATAATAAAAAACCTTTCTTGTATTATTTTTGAATTCAATTATAATATTATCTTCTGATTTATAATTTAATGAATTATAATATATTGCATCTATAAAATTATTAAACATTATTAGATCATGAATATTTATTTTATGTATTATATTTCTATTTGATATTTTATGATTATCTATTTTTAATTTATATTTATGATTTAATTGATTTAGATATTCATCAGTATATTTTTTACCAGTATTAATATTATTAGATATATATGTTATATTTTTAGATGTTGAATTTTTATTTAATGTATTTAAATAATTCACTGTATCATGATATTTTTGTAATTTTAAATTAGGTTTATTATATGAATTATTATATGTTTTAAGTGCTAAAATATTTATATTTAATCTTAAATTTTTATTATTAAAAATATAAGGTTTAATAAAAGATTTAGCACATTTAAAATTATTAAAATTTAAAACTAATAAAATTATTTTTATATATTTAAACATATTTTTAATTATAATATAATTTTATATTTATATATAAAAAAATAAAATTAATTAGAATAGGCAAGACCACCCATACCAGATAATATACGTAATACGTTATAATTTACAGCATAAACACTTATTAAACCTGTTACACCGCTTGCTACTTGTAAATGAGCACTATCAATACGAGACATATTAAGAGTACCAGATGGTTGATGTTCTTCTGGTTTCAATGCAAATGAATATACATTTATACCTAATTTGTAATGATCTGGCGTATTTTCATGATGTTGATATGGTTGTATGATTGAGAAATATGCGCCATCTCTTTCAGCAAAGCGATCATTTCCATTAAGTTGTAATTTTGCTCTTCTAACAGGATTGCTTGGTAAACTAAGGAGTACATCTTTGGAACTACCATTACCTTGTGTATCACTAACGCCATCTGATGTAATATGATTATATTGATTAAATGCATCGCTTGAGAAATTATTCCAATATGGTTTACTTTCTTTACTAGCAATTTCACCAATGCCGAGTGTTGGGGTAGTAGCACCAGTTTGAGAGTCTGGTTTAATAGTCCATATTAATTCTTTAACAGGATGATTGAAATTCATTCTTACACTCTTAAGCGCATCACCTAATGATTGAGTAATTTTGTCAGCACCAGTAAATTGTAACTGTTCTATTAAATATTCATGAGATAATTGTGCAAATCTTCTACGTTCATCGGTATCTAAAAAGATATAATCTACCCATAATTGAGAAGTTTCCATTGATAATGTTCCACCTTTATTTGTATTATTATCATCATTTTCTTTAGTAGTACCATCATAGGAAAAGTTACCATCGGTTTGATCTACTAATTCATTAGCATTGGCATATTCAATATTAATTTTAACTTCATGATATTGTAAAGCAATTAATGGTAAAGCTAAACCAACATTGCGACAGAACCAAAATTCTAAAGGTACATATACTTCTACCTCGCTATCAGCATCAAGTAAAACAGATGTATTTCTTTCATTGCCTCCAACCATAGCATCATAACCAGTTTTTTTACCAACCGGCATACTTAATTCATTCCAAATATATAACCATTCAGAATAATGTTTATCAATACGTTGTCCACCAATTTCTAATTCAATATTTTTAAGTAATCTTAAACCATAATATGGTACCAAAGCAAGTTTAGCAGTCGCATGTGTATTTTTTAAAGTAGCTCTGAAATATATTCTATTGATTAAATCACCATTGCGTGTTATCAATACGCTAACACGAGATCCTATACTTGGATTTCCGTTAAAACTTTGTTCGATTGCTTCCATCGCAAAATTAGTGTGACGGCGATAAACTACTTTAAAAAAAGTAATTTGTGGATTACCTGTTAAATATACATCTTGTGCACCATATGCTACGAGTTGAAGAAGACCACCACCCATTTGTTTTTAATTCACTTTTATACTATAATAGGAGAAAAAAAAATATAATAATTAAACTTAATTACTATAAGCAATACCGCCCATACCCGATAATATACGTAATACGTTGTAATTTACAGCATATATAGAAACTGACTTACCTGATCCCCCCGCACCAGAAACATAATCTAATGATAATGTTGCTGAATCAATACGAGACATATTAAGAGTTCCGGATGGTTGATGTTCTTCGGGTTTTAATGCAAAAGAATAAACATTAATACCAACATTATTTGGTACATTTTCGTGATGTTGGAATGGTTGTACTAAATTAAAATATTTACCATCACGAGAAGCAAAGCGATCATTGCCGTTTAATGTCAATTTGCCTTCTTTAACAGCATTGGTTAAACCTGAATTTGGACCTATTAATGCGCTAAGAGCATCATAATTAGCAGCACCAACTTGTGTAACAGCAGTTGCGCTGCTAGTAAAGTTAAACCAATTGTCATTATTTGGAGTATCAGTTTGTACAGTCCATACCAATTCTTTAACAGGATGGTTGAAATTTAATTTAATTTTATTACCAGCAACTTCTTTGCCGGTAAATTGTAATTGTTCGATTAAATATTCATGAGAAGATTGAGCGAATTTTCTACGTTCATCTGTATCTAAATAAACATAATCAACCCATAATGATGCATTAAATGCTGCACCAGCAGTTGCAGTTTCACCGTTTTTAATACATTCTGACTCAGGAGCAAATTGAATATTAATTTTAACTTCATGATATTGTAAACCAATTAAAGGTAATGCTAAACCAACATTGCGACAGAACCAAAATTCAAGAGGAACATATAAATTACCATCTAAATTGCCACCACCACCACCAACCATACTGTAATAAGCATCTTTTTTACCTACTGGTAATGATAATTCATTCCAGATGTACATCCATTCAGCATAATGTTTATCTATTTTTTGCCCTCCAATTTCAATTTCTGCATATTTTATTAAACGTAAACCATAATAGGGACAACATTTAGCTTCAGTAGTATTAACTACTAAATAAGCACGACTGATTAAATCACCATTTCTAGAAATAGTGCTTGTAACACGTTGTCCGTAACCTACAGAACCATTGAAAGTTTGTTGAATAGATTCTAAAGCAAAGTTAGTATGTCTGCGATATACTACTTTGAAAAAGGTAATTTGAGGATTACCTGTTAAATATACATCTTGAGCACCATAAGCAACGAGTTGAAGAAGACCACCGCCCATTTTATTTTTGTTCTTTCTATTATATTATTTAAGAAAAAAAATAAGTAATATATTATCTAATTGGAATACGCAATGCCACCCATACCAGATAATATACGTAATACGTTGTAATTTACAGCATATACTGATACCATATCAGCTGCATCACCATCTGATTGATATTCTAAATCTAATGTTGCAGAATCAATACGAGACATGTTTAGAGTGCCAGATGGTTGATGTTCTTCTGGTTTTAATGCAAAAGAATAAACATTGATACCAACGTTATTTGGTACATTTTCGTGATGTTGGAATGGTTGTACCATTGAAAAATA